TCAGATTTATAGTCCATCATATGAATATGTAATTCAGGATGATCTTCTGATCTGCAAGGTATCCAGCCTTCCCTAAATTTCTTAGAAACATTGGGATTATCAGGATTGCCTAAAGTAGCAGTTCTGATATATCTAAATACCCATCCAGGTTGTGGATCAGGATTTGGTAAATTGGAGGGATTTTCCCAGCTTTCAACTCGCTGGTGAACCTCTCGGTCTTCTGAAGCCCTTGGGCTACGCACTTGTTCTGAAGTCTCTTGGCTTTCTGGCTCTTGTACTTCGTTTAGTAAATTATCAATTTCTTTGCTCATTATGAATCCTTAAGTAATTGTTTTGCGTATTGCTCAGGCGATATACCAAGTTGACGTGCTAGTTTCACTTGCGTCTGAGTTAAACGTACATTGCGAGGACTATTCTTTCCACCAGTAGCCCTAGATGCTGGTGCGACAACATTTGCTGGTTGTCTTTTTTCTTCTATCTGCACTTCTGGTTGAGCTTCCGCTTCAACTTGAGGTGCTCCAAAAAAACTTGGGAACTGCTCTCTCATAGCTCTATCTACTTCGCTATAATAAGCATTTGAATCTTTTGCTGGGTTTACACCGCTAGCTTGTAATTTTTGATCTACATACATTGCAAAGGATGTCATTTCCTTATGTACAGGTTCACTACCCATAAACCAAGGATTTTTTTGTGCCCATGCTTGCATATCTGGATCAGGTTGTGCAGGTTGTATTGGCTGTGCTGGGATATTAGCTGCAACTTGTTGTTGCATCATTTGTGCATATCCTGGTGCCTGTTGTTCTGCTAATGTAGCTTTTGCAATTTCTGCTTGAGCTTTTACCATAGCATCTGCATCACCATCTTCGTAAGCTTTCTTATATTCAGCTTGAGCATTTAACTTTGCCCATTGTGCATTATTTAAAGCTTGTTGGTTTACAACTTTGCCTCCTTCAGCAACTATTTGTTGTAACCTTTGATTGTCATGTAAAAGAGTCTTAAGTTGTTTTACTGCTTCTTGTTTTTCTCTCTCTGCAGCCTCTTTAGCTCTACGTTCTTCATGATATTCATATTTAATTTTACTAATACGTTTACCAGCTCTTTCACTTAACTCTGAAATCTCTTGATCAACAGTATCGTCATCAACTGTTTCTTCTGTTGTTTGTTGTTTTGGTGGTCTTCTATCTTCTTCTGGTGTGTCGTCAACGACTTCAACATTTAATTGTTCATCGTTATTTTTTTTAATTTCAGTCTTTACACCAAAAAATTTATCTTCACTTGTCTGTGGCTTTATATCACCACTAGCATCTGGTTCAAATTTCGTTTCAATTGAAGTTTCTACAGTTTGCTCACTCATGCTCTAACTACTCCTGTTGGGTCTTCGACAACTGCTTCCACAGTATCATCGTTAATTAGACGAAACTCTTTACCATAAATTTTAATTCGAGTGCCAGAATAAGCACGAAACACTACCCAGTCTCCTTCTTTACAGTAGGGTCCATTTGGGAATCTTCCTTGATCGCCATATGCATCAGGACCAAGTTTAAGAACATATCCACATATGTTGCTAACTTCTTCATCCCTTACAGTTTGACTTGCCTTAATAATTCCTCCATCAGTCTTTTCATCAACTTCTGGCATAGCTATTAATATACGATACCCAGCAGGTTTAGGTAGTTGGCTTTTGGTTTTTTTATCAACCTTTGGCTCTTTTACTGCTTCTTTTTCTATTTTTATATCACTCATATTTTGCACAACTTTAAGGTGTTGAGTTTCCTATTCTTGTGTATGTTGTTCTATCCAGTCCAACATTTCACGTTCTGCGAGGGCTAATCCCTCTATAATTCCACACAGTCTTTTATACTCAGGGTAATCTTTTACATTACCAGTAGCGACATGATCTGCGTGTTCATTCATCACATCTCTGATTCTAACTTTCAACCACTCAGAAAGTGATTGCTCTTTAATATCAGATAACATACTATTTGCTATCTTGGATTATATCTTTAGCAATGTCAAGCCCAGTTTTAAAATCTTCTACTGCTTGCTTCTTGCTAGCTTTATCATTTTCTAGCAAATCGCTAGCAATTTTAGCTCCGATTTTAGTTCCTTCTATCTGTGTTTCTGCTTCAACTTTTTGTTGTTCTACTGCAAGTTTAGCTGCATCAAGTTGTTGTTGAGCTTGTTGTTTTTGTTGAGCTAATGAGAATCTTGCTTGATCACCCATAGCTTTTCTTTGAACTTCAGCTTCTTTAGTTGCTATTTCTCTTTCTTTCATTTGAATCAATGGGTCTTCTTGTTGAGCTGCAATTCTTTGTTGTTCAGCTTCTTGCATAGCATTTTGTGTAACTCTTGATGCTGCTTCTGCTACAAGATCAGAAATACGTTTTTCAACATCTGCAGGTATTGGCTCACCGATTGGTGGTAAAGCAATACCCATTTCTTCTTCAACTTGTTTTCTAAATTTCATAGTTAAATGATCATTAACATATGATGATGCTGCAGCAAGTATGCTTGGAGCATTTGGTGTTTTTTCTAAAATAGCTTGTACTTCAGGATTATCCTGAGCTGCAGCTACTGTTCCAATATGTGCATCATGATCTTGGAACTCATAAGCTTTAACTGGTTTATTGTTAATTAAGTTTTGAACTGCTGTTACAGGATCGACTGCAGGCACATCTCCTTCTTCAGGAATAACTTCACTTACATCTTGTATGCCTAATACTTCTAACATTTGTCTATGCAACTCTTTCATGTCATACATTTCAGGAGCTGTTTGAGCCAATTGCATTGCAGCTTGATACTGCATTATTCTTTGTGCCATTGTTGCAGCATTAGGATCAGATACTGGTAAGACATCTATTCTCTTATCAAAGTCTGAACTTTTAATTTCTTCTTCTTCACCAGTTTCATATGGATAACTTGGTTCTCCAAAGTCAGCAATTATATTAACTAATATATCAAACTCTCTTTTCATAGAAGCATGAAGCCTTGCTTGTACTGCACTCATTACTTTCATGTTTCTTTCTAGTAAAGCTAAAGTTGTACCAACTGGTGCTTGAGAGTTCATATCGCTAACTTTCATATCAGAAATGCTAGCAAACCTTCTGCCCTCTTCTACTATATTCTGCAGCAATTGGTATAAAGTCGGTGAAGGTTCTTTGTATGGAAGAAAAGTTATGTTATCTCTAATGGCACCACCTGGCACATCTACATCTCTAAATTCTCCAGGCATGATCGGGGTATCATCGCCTTTAATACGGAGTCCTCTAGCTTTGAGTCCACCAGGGAGATTAGATAATGTTCCTGCATCTACTAATTGTCTTAATAAACTTGTAGCTGATTTAGCTAATCCACCTATCATGTGAATTAAACCAAAGCCATAAAATCCTAATCCTGGTAAGTATTGGTAGTGAACAAAGTGTGATCTTCTTGATTTATTTTTATCATCCTCATAATAGTTCCTACGAATACTCAGGATCGTGCCACTAGGATAATCAAGCGTTACTACATAGGGCAGTTGAATACCCGTAGGTTCTCCATCTTTCATATCCTCGAAGCCAGGCAAATCTAAGTTTACCTGCATTTCAAGAAGTATATGTCTTTGATCATACTGGTCTGTTTCATTCTCACCAGTGAGTTCATTGTATTTTTCTGCTATATCAGAATATGAATTAGCTGCATCAGGTAAATCTATATCTCTATAGAATCCACTGACTTGCATCTTGCGTATATCATTATAAGACTTACGCATTACATGAGTAGCACGTTCACAAGTTTCTAAATCACTTGCACCATAATTAACTACTACATCTTCTGACGGAACAAATATTCCACTAGGTCTACCTAAACTAGGATCATAGTAAACTTTTCTAAATGCAGAACCTGCTAGTGGTAAAGAAAATAAAAGCTTTTCTGTTTCTGTTCTATATTCAGACATCTCATGAGTTAATAAATAATTCATGTAGTCTTGTACTCGTTCTGCTTGTTTTGATTTATCGTCAGTTATTTTACCAACGATTTTTGTTTTAACTGGTCCTGAAGCAGGGAATATCTCAGCAATAGCTTGAGACTGGAATCTAATAACTGCTTCACTGAGCATTGGGTGAAATACACCACAAGCTCCATTCCAAGGTTGTGTTCTTTCTTCTATCTTTAAACCTAGTTGATCTAACCCTTTAGTATAAGTTTCTTCCCATTCTTTACGAGAATCTTTGTCCATACTATAGGCAGCAACTAACTCAGACCCTATTCTTTCAAGATCATTCTCATCTATGTAATCAACTAGATTACTATTAAAGTCTGCTTCTGGTCTTTCTTCCTGTGGATCAAAATCAATAATCATACCTCCATCTTCAGTTTCTATTGAAACTGATTCTGGATTTTCTACTGATATACTTAGACCCTCACCTTGAGGCTCTTGTTCTATTAATCCTTCTACTGGCGTAGCAGGTTGTTTTTCTATTGCCAATTAAATCTCCTAGTAATAGTTAGCAGTTCTTGTAAAGTCTATATCCTCATCTTCTTCATCAGAATGTAAAGGAACAAAACCACCTTGTCTAAATCTTAACAAAGCTTGCGTACTGCTATCAACTAAATCATCGTGTTCTGCATTTGGAAATGCAGCAAATTGTTCTATGACTTCTTCTGCCCATCTTGTTTGAGGTGCCCAAACTATTCCTGAAGAAAACAAATCAGCAACAGCATTAACCCTAGCAATCTTATCGTTACCTCTGCTAGGAGTGTATTCTTGTACAGGGATACCCATTTGCCTTAGCTCAAAGATAAGCGGCATACCAGCAGCCTTAGCTTCGATTATAAAGGCATCTGGCTTATAAGACTGGTAACATTCCATAGCTCGCTGTTTAAGTTCAGGGAACTCAAGCCTAGCTTGATGTGCATCCAATAAAATAAGTTGAGGTGCTAATTGTCCACTTTCTTCACTTTCTCTGTAAAAGACACCCCAGGTGGTACACGCAGAGTAGTCAGCTCTTTGGTTTTTTAAAAAAGCAGTATCCCATGATTGAATGACAAATTCACATTGAGGGGGTTCTCTGTATTCCCATTCTTTCCACCACTCTCTTTTAACTATGGCTCCCTCTTCAGCAGTAGGGTCTTGCTGATATTGAGCCATCCATTTAGATGTAGGAAGTTCTGCTTTCAAAGCTTCGAGTTCTTCTAACTTCCAGAACTCAGACCATAGAGGATTACCAGAGGGTAAAATAGCTGGTAGCTCTATAACTTCCCATTGATCTGCTCCACCACGTTTAACGCTAGCATCGACTAATTGACCAGTAAGGTCTTTCTGATGCCACCTTGTCATAACGACAACAATGGAGCCTTTAGGTTGTAAACGCTGACGTGGACCTGATGTGTACCATTCATATGTCTTGTTAAATACGTTTACATCTGCACTCGCACCTTCTTGTTCTGAGTGCGGGTCATCAATAATAAGTAGATCAGCACCTTTACCAGTAACGGCACCACCTACACCTATCGCAAAATATTCTCCGCCTTTGTTGGTATTCCAGCGACCAGCAGCTTTAGAGTCTGCTTGCAAACTGACATCAGGGAATATTCTTTTATAATCTTGACTGTTGACGAGGTTTCTAACCTTCCTACCAAAACCCACCGCTAGTTCTGCTGTATGGGCAGTCTGAATAATCTTCTTATCTGGATATCTTCCTAGAAACCAAGCAGGGAGTATGTACGAAGCAAACTCTGACTTAGTATGACGAGGAGGCATATTGATAATTAAGCGTTC